TAATATCAAAAATGTCCACTATGCACTGCTGAAAGAAAGTGAAAGCGGAGCTGTAACATGGGACACTCCAGTAAAAGTTCCTGGAGCCGTATCAATTGCTTTAGATGCCAGCGGAGAAATCACTCCATTTTATGCAGACGGAATGGTTTATTATCAGACAAGCTCTAATACCGGTTATGAGGGGGATCTGGAGATGGCGCTGATTCCGGACTCTTTCCGAATCGATGTACTGAAAGAACAGAAGGATTCCAAAGGAGTTCTGATTGAAAACGCCAATGTGGAGACAGCGAAGTTTGCCCTTCTGTTCGAGTTTGATGGGGATCAGAAATCTGTCCGCCATGTTCTTTATAACTGTACGGCAACAAGACCGTCGGTGGAGGGCGAAACAACAGAAGACACGAAAGAACCAACCACAGAAACATTGTCCATTAGTGCAGCACCTTTGGCGGATGGAAATGTAAAGGCAAAAACCGGAGCCGAAACAGATGATACAACTTATAACGGTTGGTATGAAAGTGTTTACGTGACAGGCTCTGATGTCATGTAGGGAGAGAAATATGCTTAGAAAACAGATTGAGATTGATGGACGTGGTGTAGAATTTAAGGCCTCTGCGGCAGTTCCCAGAATGTACCGTCTGAAGTTTGGAAGAGATATTTTTAAGGATCTGACTAAAATTGCAGATCACATGAAAGAGGAAAAGGAGAAAGGGGAAGGAGAGGGCAGCAGCCTCCCAATCGAGGATCTGGAACTCTTTGAAAATGCTTCTTACATCATGGCAAAACATGCAGATCCGTCTATACCAAACTCTATTGAGGAGTGGCTGGAACAGTTCAACACGTTTTCCATTTATGAGGTTCTTCCCCAGATCATGGAACTGTGGAGCCTGAACATTCAGACGGACGTGGAAAATAAAAAAAAATTAAGCCGACTGTCCGGGAAATAACCACACCTTTGTTCCTGCTCCGATGCACACAGCTGGGAATTTCTGTCCGGGACTTGGAATTGCTTAGCGTGGGTGTGGTACTGGATATGCTATCAGAAAGCTCCAATGACAATGTTGAGTATCCGTACCAGGCAACTCAGGAGGACTTTGACCGGTTTTAATTGTCAGGGGAATCATGCTGTGGTACAATTCAGACAGGAGGAGTGAGCATGGGGAAAAAAGAAACAAAAACATGGGATGACCGATTCTGCAGCTGGAAGTTCCTATTCTATACCCTGATTTTTTTCTGGCCTTTGTCGGTATATGGATATTTCAGAGAAAAGGCATTGATGAAAAAACAGGGTGTAAAAAAATGGGGAGGATTTACCAGAAATTTATATGTCGGAACAGCAGTTGTGATGATTCCGGTTATGACATTTTTCTGGTGGATTGCATTTTTGTATATCACATACTATATATAAACCAATCAGGTGTCTGCCGAAAGGCAGGCACTTTTTGTATGAATAACAAGGGCATTTATAAGCCGTAAGGAGAGCCGATGGGAGCAGAAAGAATCAAAGGAATTACGATTGAAATAGGCGGTGATACCCAGGGGCTGAATAAAGCCCTGAAAGAGACTAATGGAAGCATTAAAGACACTCAGACTCAGCTGAAAGATGTAGAGCGCCTTTTAAAGTTGGATCCGAATAATACGATTGTCTTGCAGCAGAAGCAGGAGCTTCTGGCCAGAAGTATTGAAGAAACAGGAAAGAAGCTGGAAACACTGAAAACGGCCAGCGAACAAGCGGCTCAAAGTGCAGACAGGTATGATTCTTGGAAGGAAAAATTCACTCCGATTCAGAAAGAGATTGACCAGACCAAAGCGAAGTTGAAGGATCTGGAAGCGGCTCAAAAAGAAATGCAGGCAGGGGGACAGATCGAAACTGATCAGTACGCTGCCCTGCAGTCTGAGATACAGGAGACCAGCAGCCATTTAAAACGGCTGAAAAAAGATGCGGATGCTGTGAATGCTGAATTTGGCAATCCAATCAGCCATGACCAGTATAACGCCTTGCAGAGGGAAATTGCCGAGACGGAAGCTAATTTAAAAGCTTTGAAGAGTTCATCAGAACAAACAGAACAAGCTCTTAAGGGAATGGGAACAGCTTCTGAAGGAACATCGAAAAAAATATCGGAACTTTGCGATGTGATAAATGGAAGCGCTACGCTGCAGGCCGCGGAGACATTATCCGGCCTGAGCGGAAACATAGTGGATATTGGAAATAAGGCACAAGAAGCTTTTGGTGAGGTAGAGAATGCCACATCAAAAGCTTCTGCTTATTTTGGAGAAACAGGTGAGGCCGCTGGAAATACAGCGGATATTATCAAAAATGTCTATGGGGCCGGCGTTGGAGACAGTATCAATGGCGTATCGGATGCGGTTATTACAGTCAAGAAAAATCTCCAGGATTTAGATGCGACTGAACTGACCAATCTCACAGAACAGGCCATCACTTTAGACGAACTGTACGGGATCGACATGAACGAAACCATGAGAGGCGTCAATAGTTTGATGGAAAATTTCGGTCTGACTGCTCAGGAGGCGATGGATTACATTGTAACTGGCACTTCCAATGGGCTTGATAAAACCAATGAGCTGGGAGATAACCTGAGTGAATATTCTGGTAAATTCGCTCAGGCTGGGTACTCGGCTGAGGAATATTTCCAGCTTTTAAATAATGGCTTAGATGGCGGAGCTTACAATCTGGACAAAGTTAATGACGCTATCAACGAAGTAACTACCAGATTGTCAGACGGAACGATAGAAGAAGCTCTGGGGAGTTACAGCGCAGAGACTCAGGGACTCTTCCGTGCATGGCAGAATGGAGAGGCAACACAGAAACAAGTCATTGATTCCATTGTAAAAGATATTCAGGGCTGCCAGGGGCAGCAGGAAGCCCTTAATATGGCAGCTACAGCCTTCGGAACGATGGGGGAAGACGGGAGTCTGAAATTTATAAAGGCGCTGACCAGCGTTGGAAATACATACGACAATGTTGGCGGATCGGCTCAAAACCTTTTCAATCAGACTTCGACTCCTATGCAGGAAATGGAATCAAATACCAGAAAACTGGAACAGTCTTTAGCACCGCTAGGAGAAGTGATTTTCAATCTGGCAAATCAAATTCTCCCGGTTTTGGTGTCAGGCTTTCAAGCTGTATCTGGCTTTTTTACATCCCTGCCAGGTCCGGTACAAAATTTTGTTGTCATTTTAGGCGGCCTTTTAGCTGTATTTACTGCTCTGTCTCCGGTGATTGCCGCGATTGTTTTAGCTTTTACAACCCTCGGAACGGCAGTATTAGGGCCGATTATAGGAATTATCGCAGGGGTAGCGGCAGCTATTGCAGGAATCATCGCCGTCATCCAAAACTGGGGCGCGATTGTCCAGTGGCTGCAGGGCGTATGGGAAATTTTGTGTCAAGTATTTGAAGCAGTATGGAACCGGATTATTTTATTTTTTACCGAAACCATTCCGCAGGCTTGGGAAAGCCTAGTTGAACTTTTTCAAAGCATTCCTGAATGGTGGTCTGGCATATGGGCCAAGGTATCCGAAACCTTTGGACTCATATGGACGGGAATGATGGAGAACCCAGTTTTGTCAGCCATAGTAGAGATGATCATTCAGCTGTGGAATAACTGCACAGAAAATTTGGCATTAATCTGGGAAACAATCAAGACAGTAGCATTATCTGCCTGGGAACTGATTAAGAATACCATTCTGGGGCCGGTTCTTCTGCTCTGCGATTTGGTAACTGGTGACTTTGATAAATTAAAAGCCGATGCTGAAAAGATCTGGAACAATATTAAAAATGCAGCGAATACCATATGGACAGCGCTGAAAAATCTGGTTGTGAATCTGGCAGGAAACTTAAAAGATTCGGTTGTTGCCATTATCACAGGACTTCGGGACGCGGCTGCAGGACTGTGGACGGCGATCAAGGACAAAGCGTCTGAGCTATGGAATACTATTTTAGAGACGATTATGAAAATCGTAACAGACATCAAAGACAAGGCAGTGGAAACTTTCCAGAAATTAAAAGACGGCATTTCGGAAAAGGTAAGTCTTATCCCGCAGGTGGTGGAGGAAGGCTTCCAGGGAGCCATTGATTTTATTACTGGCCTTCCTGAAAAAGCACTTCAGTGGGGCAAAGATTTTATAGGAGGATTGATTGACGGAATCAAAGAAAAGGCCAAGGAGCTGATTGACGCGGTAAAGGACATTGCAGACGATATCTCAGATTTTCTTCATTTCTCAAGACCAGATAAAGGGCCGCTGCATTACTATGAATCCTGGATGCCGGATTTCATGATGGGAATGGAAAAGGGATTAAGAGATAATGCGTGGAGAGTGCTTGACCAGGTGAAGAAATTGAGTTCAGAGATGTCTCTTGCAATGCAGCCGCAGGCTCTCCAGCCTTCCAGATATTTGAATTTTAAAAACCATAATGTACTGAATGTAGATGGCAAGGTTTTGGCCGAAATTGTAGATGAGCATCTGGGGGTGGAATTATGATAAGACAGTTTTACCTTGAAAACGAATATGGTCGGAGATGGGGATTAAACTCCCCTGCCTCCGGCCTTTTGACCAAGCCGAGTGGATTAGGATACAGTATGGACGCTTCCTATGCTGCCATCGGACATAGCTTCATTCGGAATTATATCAAAGAAAAGCAGCAGAGCATTTCGGGAACCCTGATTTTTGGAACAGAATCACCCTATAAGGCTTGCAGTAATTTTATAGCATATGTCAATGGGGCAGAGAGTTTGAAGCTGATCTACAAAACCGATGCAGGGGAATACTATCGGAATGTGGATCTGCTGGAAGTGGGAAAAACGGAAAAGACAGCAGCTAAAGTATTGGAATGCCCGGTTAAGTTTAATTGCAAGAGTTTGTTCTATTCCAATCAGGTAGATCGGTTTGTAGTTAGTCGTTCGGAGGGGGAGCTGCGCTGGGACTTTACATGGCCTGCCCGTTTTAATGACTATGGATTCCGAAGAGTCGTGATAGAAAATACTGGCCATGTGCCAGCTGGATTTGAACTGGAGATTCATGGATACTGCGAGAATCCTTCTGTTATTGTAACACAGAATGGAAAAGAATTGTCTCGCGTTCATTTCCCTACGATTCTTCAAGTAGGAGAGAAGATATTATACAGCTCTGTGGACGGGAACATTTACTGTTATCGTGTGGACGAAAGGGGTGTGGAGAGCAATTTCTCTGATTCCCTTGACATCAATAATACGAACTTCTTTAAGCTTCCTGTAGGAGACTCCCAGATTGAATTTACCTCTGACACAGGAGCGACAAACAGAACGGTTATGACCATCTATCGATTTTATAGGGCGGTGTGACATGTTAGCTTATATTTTGGATCATCAGACATTAAAAATTAAGGATCTTTTGGAATTCGAAGACTATGAGTTCCGCGAAGATATCGAATATGCAGAAAAAAGCTCCATTACAGTGGCTCGAAAACCAGAGATTGAAGAGGATGATTTTGTATTTTGCAAAGACAATAACCAGAAAGTTTTTATCGGTATATGCGAAACCTTTGGCAGCGGAAGCGATAAAGCAAATTATCAGATTTCTCTACTGCAAAAAGAAAACCTGTTTGATAGGGAAATTTTTGTGGAACATGAGGAACTGATTGCTCAGTCCGGGATTGAAGATTTCATCGTTAAAGCAATTGAAGACAACTTTATAACCAGTGGAGACAGTCAGATGGATAAATCCTATTTATCAGTGTCTGCTGATACCCATACGCCTATAGCTGCTAAAGTAGAAGCAGAAAATGGGGTATATAATCTGAAAACGTATTTAGGAAATGCCAAGCAGTATTATGGTATTTTTATGGAATTTTCATTTTCCATCCGATTAGAAATCCGGATCCGCAAAAAGGAAGAACCACCTATTCCGATTGATATTGAAGTGACAGATATTTCGGACTACACAGAAACGTATTCTGTATCGGTGCTGGCGAAGCTTCTGGTGAATTGGAAAGTGCCGGATTCTCAGGATGAAGCGGGGAATCCTGTCATAGGGCCGCTGACACGCAGAATATTTTACCTGCTTTCAGACAGAACAATTACAGAGGATAGAGAAAACGAGGATAGGGCAGCAGGAACGGTAAAGAGCATGTACATTGAAAGCCAGACAGAAGAGGAAATGCTGCAGCAGGTTTACAATGCGTTCATGGGAAATCAGTACAGTCACAAGGTTTCATTCAGCTTGATAAAATCCAGCCGTCTCTATCCGGTGGAGAGATTTTTTGTAGGGAGAACCTGCACGATTAAAACG